ATGAGCCACCAAAGCAAAGAAATTACTCACCAAATGGGCGCACTGCTCGGTATCACCGAAGAACAGTGTGGCCGCATTCAGGAAATCGCCGATGCGACAGGGCGCAGCTTCAACGATGTTTGGCTGGACGATAAAGCACTGGCCGATGCAGGCATCCATCTGCCCGGCAGGGGGTGATAGACAGAGGGGGCACCGAAGCGCCCCCTCTCCATGCCCGAGGGCACATCTCTCAAGTTCCACACGAGTGTTTCAATCCGCGCCCGCGCGATGCTCGCGAGACCAGCACACCAAGCCGATGGAGGCCGACGTGCCTGACTATACAGATCACCAAATCAAAATCAACCGCGCCGCACGCCTTGCAGACGTGGGCCGCTATCCGTCTACATGCTCTGCGATGATGCGCCACCTGCCCGCCGAATTGGTCAAGCGCGCCACCCCCGCCGAAATCAAGCAGGCCCGGCAAACGCTGGGCCTCACCGCCAAGCAACTCGCGCCCCTCTTGGGCTACAGCCGCCCCGCCAGCGTCTATGATATCGAGGCGGGGCGCGAGCGGGCGAGCGGGGCCGTGGTGCGCCTGCTGCGCGCCTATCTCGACGGATACCGCCCGGCAGACTGGCCCGCTTGACCACCGCCCCGGCTCGGCTTCCGGCGAGCGCCGGATTCAGAACCCCGGCACGCTTCCAAGGCGGATCAGAAACGTGAACGTGTCGTTATCCGCGATCACGGCTTCCGGCGGATCGGCGGCGAATCCGGGCGGCACCGTCACGGCCACATCATCGGGCACGCCGCCCTTGCCCGGATCGTAATGCACCGCGAAGGTCGCGCCGAATATCGAGACTTCGCAGGTATCAACCACCCGCCCGGCCAACTTGTTGCGCAGCACGATCTCCGCGAATGTCTCCGCGCCCGGCTGGATTGTCGCGCTGGTGCCGTGCGGGCCGAAATAGCAGGTCTCGGCATAGGCCGGTGCGGCGCAGAGGGCGAGGGCAATGGTGGCGGCGCGGATCATGTCACCGGCCTCTGACACACGGCTTCGAACACGTCATAGGCCCGCCCGATTTCCTCTTGCGTCTCGGGCGTGTCGGATCGCGACCGCGTGGGCAGGCTGTCCTGCCACACATCGCACATCGCGGCCTCAGTCGCGGTAGCCCCGGCTGTCATCGTTGTGCATCCCGTTGCCGTCAGCATCGCGAGCGCGGCGGCGGATTTCATCAGCGCGTTGCCTGTCATTGTCCTGCATCCTTCTCTCTGCCTCTGAGCGGCCCTGTGAGCGCAATTCCCGCCGCGCCAGCCCGAGGGCCGCGAGAACGGCCAAGGCGAGCGCAGCGGCCCGCCCCAGCCGCGTGCGCAGGGCGGTGAGTAGCCACGTCACAGCGACCACCCTTTGCGCTTGGCGTAGGCATAGACGGCCTCGACCGCGCAGCCCATGCCAGCGGCCAAGAGCATCACCACGTCAGGATCACCGGCAAGCGCCTGCCCTGCCTCCATCCCGATCACCAGCCCCACGCCGTAGCGCAGAGCGATCCGCACGATTGCACCGTTCATTTTCGCCCCCTAAAGATTGCCGCGAAGATTGCCTTTATGATCGCGCCCCAGCCGATCTTTTCAGAGCGCGGCTCGGTCAGAGCGGGCGCATCATCCGGCGCGGGCTGCGCCTTGGTCTTGCCCCACCATGCCTGAGCATCGAAACCGGGGCATTGCGTTGCCACAAGTTGCCGGTGCCCCCGGACTTGGGTTGCGCTCGGGCGGCGCGACTGGATATCCCGAATGAGCCGCGTCATGGTCTTGCGCTGCGCCGTGGTGCGCGTGTCGTGCCCGTTCTTGTCGTCGCCCGCGATCCGCCCGCCCTCGTAGGCAATGCCGATGGTGCGGTCATTGTGGCCGCGCGTGTGCGCGCCTCGCGCCCATTCCGGCCTGCCATACTCGACTGACCCGTCTTTGCGGATCAGATAGTGATAGCCGGGTCCGTTGAATTTCCGGGCCTTGTGCCAGCGCCAGACTTGCGCCATGTCGCTCGTTTCTGCCCAGGTGTAATGGATCACGATGGTCTCGACCGGCCCCGAGTGCGCCGTGAAGGGGCCGCGCGGGCCGGTGACTAGCGGTGCTGTGAAATCGAGTGTCATTGCCCTGCCTCCATCCGTTCAAGCCGCGCGTCGATCCGCGCGAGATAGCCAAGAATGCTGTTGAGCCGCTCGTCGGATCGCGCCGCGCCGTTTTCGAGCGCCCGCAGGCGGGGATCGTAAGCGTTCGCCGTGCGCTCCACCGCCTCTACCCGCTTGGCATTGGCGCTGGTGCGGGCGTCCATCTGCATCCAGCCCACCGTCATGGCGACAATGAGCGAGACCATCTGCAGCACGTGGCCGAGGTTGAAAGTCATTGAAAATTGTGGTCGCGTCATCGTCTCTCCTGCTCAATAGGTCGCGCCGCCCGATCCGGGCTGACGCGGTTACACGTCGCCGATCTCGATCTGCCGCAGCCCCAGCATCGCCAGCGCGTCCACCCCCGCAGGTCCGACCACGGCGACGATCCGGCCCGGTGCGGGCGCAGGCGGCGCGCCCCCATCGGCGGGCGACCAAACCGCGAGTTTGTCGAGCGCGCGCCCCGCGCCTGTCATGTTGACGCTGTAGTCAGTGTCCCACGCCGGGCGGTCCCCGAGGGGCTGTGTTGCCCGCTCGCGCCACGCCGCGCTTTTCGGGCCGCAGGCGACGTGGATGATCTCGCCCGCCGCGTCCTGCCAGCGCGGCTTGAACGACGACAGGCTCGCAGGCTCGTCGTTGAGATACCCGGCCAGCGCGCGGGCATCCCCCACGTCTGCCTCGTGACAGGCGACGGTTACGATCACCATGCTCATATCGTGTGCCCCATGTCGTTGGCGATCCGCGCGGCCACGTCGAGCCGCTGCGCCTCGGTCAGGTCGCGCCCGATTGCCATGACGGTCGTAAACTGAGCGTTGGCGAACTGGAGGCCACCTAGCAGCACCCCCAGCGTCATCGTGCGGTTGCCCCAAGAGGTGACGCTATACGTCGCACTGGTCGCCACAACGCTGGCATCTGACATATCGTCAAGCCACATCTCGGCCTGTGTCTTTGTGGCCCTGATCAGCATAACGCGCGTGTCAGGCAGATCATATTGGGCGTCAGACGTTCCAAAGGATGTGTTACCTGCGCCAATGAACCCTTCAAAGTTTATGCTGTTGACAGGCGCCCTTGCGACAACGCGACCTGAAATCACTCCGTCTGATGTTCCGAAAAGCGTTTTTTTCCCGCTGGTGTTTAGGGGGCGGACACCCAAGACAACCGTCAAAACATCCGCTGCCGAAAAATCGACGGTATCGGTTGTTCTCATGCCGTCATCAATACCGTCGGTCAGGATCACAAATTTTCCCGCGCCGTTCGTTTTGACACGGGGGGCCTCGTCAATAGCCGCCTGCACGAAATGGTGCCCGTTGCCGCTACTGTCTGCCAGATACCGGCACGCATCATCGACTGCCGTTGCGTTGGTGGTCCCCGCTGCATCGGTGAATACATTGGACAAGTCATGCGGCTGGTAAAGACCGCCGGGGTAAGTGCCGCTGTCAAACAGGCTGGCGAGGTCCAGCAAGTCTAGCAGCGCCCGCCCCCGCGCCACGATGCTCGCGCCGCCCGTCAGCGCCGCGCTCACGCGCCCGGTCGCGCTGCCCCGTGCCGACACGCTGGCAGAGCCGATCACCGCCGCGCCCGCCGCTGCAATGGCCGATATCCGCGCCCGCACCGCCGCAGACGCCACCACCGCACCAGACGCCGCCGCAAGGCCCGAGACGATGGCCCGCACGCTCGCGCTCGCCAGCATGGCAAACCGCACCGACACGACCCCCGAGGGCAAGCCCGGCGTGATCGTGAGCGTGCTGCCGTCCGACACGCCCAGGCTCACAGCCTCCTGCTCATACATCATCGGCACCGTGATCGTGTTGCCGAAACCGTCGGTGATGGTCAGAGGCATCAGGGATAGCTCCGCTCGACAGTGACGACGAAAGTCCGCGTCGAATTTGTCCCGAGAAGGCTCACAAACGACACGTCTCCGCGATAGACGCCCGGCACCCAGCCCGCCGTGGTTTCCTTGTCCTGAGCAAAGCTGATGGTGGCGGCGGCTCCGTCGATCACAGAGTTGTTAGTCGTGATCGTCGCGCCGCCCGGCCCCTCGAACGAGGTATTGATTTCGATGCCTTGGAGCGGGACCGGCTCGCCGTCCTTGTCGGTAAGCACGCCGGTCCATTCCAGCGTGTCACCGACTTTGGCTTGCAGCGCATTCGTCATAGGATCAGCTCAGCGTGATGGTCGCGCCCGCGTCGATCTGGGGCGTGATATTGGCGCTGATGGCGAGGGACGTGTCAGCGTCCGCACCGTCCTTGATGGTCGCGAAATACAGCACCTCGCCCGCGCCACTCGCATCCGTGCCGATGGCAAAATGCGTCGCCGTCGCCGTGCCGCCCGTGGCCTTGGGAAAGGTGATGTTGCCGACCAGCGTCGCCACCAGATCGGCCACCGTCCAGCGCGTCCCGTCGCGAGGGACCGCCACGCGCGCATAGCTCGTATAGGCCACCTCGTTCGTGGTCTGCGATCCACCCACGCCCGGCGCAGCGGTGTGCAGCGAGGCGTAGAGATTGGTGAGCGGCGCAGTGGCCGCGTTGTCAGCGATGTTCGGGATCGCGGCTGCGTTGAGCAACAGGTCGTGAAACTCCGACCCGAGGTAGTTTGCAAATGCCATGTGTCAGGCTCCTTTTGGTCAGGTCCACCGCGCATCGGCGGTGTAGTCGGTGGGGATGGGGTCAGCGGCAGACGATCACGTTCACAATCGCGCGGTCGCCCGCGATGTAGGCGCTGGACACGCCGCCCTGAATTCGGAGCGTCGTTGTCGCCTGCGTCACGATTGAGAAATGACCAGTGCTGTTGAAGCCGAAGGCGCTCTGAGCAATCGCGAACGCCGCGTAATTCGCGTCCGCGAAGGCAGAGTCGAACGTGATCGTGTAATCGCCCACTGCGTTGCGCGCGACGCTGGCGACATTCAGGCCCGCCCGGATCGTCGGTGGCGTCGTGCTGCCGTCGAAATTCACCCACGCCTTGACCGGCGGCGCGGGGCTGAGGGCCGCAATCGCCTGCGCCGTGCGCAGCGGCGTCATGCCCTTATCCGTGGCCGTGCCCGCCTCGGCCTCAACCTGCGTGGCGATCGCAAGCTCGGCCATGGCCTTAAGCCCAAGCGCCGTGATCAGCGTCTCCCAGCCGTCATTCGCCGGGGTGCGTTTCTTCAGCACGCCCGCCGTCGTGTCATACCAGAGTTGGTTCGCGAAGGTCGCCGTGGGGGCAGTCGCGCCGGTCGAAAGCGTCGCAAGGGCTTCGAGCGCGGTGTTCAGCGCCGTGCGTGCCGCCGCCGCCTCGACGTTGCCGATCTGCATCGAGCTTTGCGTCATGTGTCATACTCCACAATGGCTGTCATTTCCGAGATCGAGGGCGTCACGTTGGCGCTCGTGCTGCGCAGGACAGCACGGAACCGGAACGCCCGCCCCCGGAACTCCGCGACGCGAAACCGCCGCCAATCGCTCCATGTCGGTGTGCCCGCCGGATCGTCTGCGGTCGTCGAGATGAAAAACTCCACGTCCGTATCCGCGAACTGCGGCGAGCCGGTCCATGTGTCCCAGGTGCCGGGCCATGTGTCCCAGGTGCCGGGAATATCGTCCCACGTCCCCGATCCCTCGTCAGAGCGTGTCACCTCCACGTCCACCCGCGCCCGCACCCGGCGCACCGTCGCGTCATGCGTCTCGATATAGCCACTGAAATCATAGGTGCCCTCGGAGGGCGCGGTGGACGGGTCGGTGATGCGCAGCGCGTTACTTTCCACCTCGACGCCGGTCTTTGTGCCGCCGAATGTCGGATGCTCGTCGTCGGTCAGGGTCTGCGCGAAATCAGGCGTGTCGTCGTCGGTAATCACCACCGTCGCGGCATCGGTGGACGGCACGCCGGTTTTCGAGACGGCCTTGATCAGGTAGGTGCCGGGCCGCGTGGGCAGCGCAACGGACGTGCCGGGGCGCGGCACCTTGTCAACGGCGGTGGTCGAGTTGGCCCACGTCGCACCGCTCGTCTCGGTCGCGTGCCGGATGCGATAGTAGGACAGATCGCCGCTATCGACGGGCTGCCATTCCAGCGTCGTGATGCCCGCGTTGACCTCGGCGAAGAACCCCGTCACATCGTCGGGCGCATCCTGCAGCGTCGTCGTCGCGATCAGGCCGGTCGTCGTCCATGGCCCGCGCTGCTGCGCAAGCCCGAACGTGCGCGCGCGGAACCGGTATGATCCGACCTCCGGCGCGACCAGATCGAACCGCCCCAGCCCGCCCGTCGCAAGGATCGTCCAGTCGCTATCCCCGTCGCGCTGATACTGCACCTCGACGCGCGGCACCGCGTCCTCGTCTGAATAGGTGACGCTGATCGAGATAACGTTCTGCACCGCCTCGCGGATCACGCGGGTTGCGCTGATGATCGATTCAGCCGGTATCGACAGGACCGGCAAGGCCGGATCGGTGAAATGGTTGTAGGACGGCGCGGCGGGCAAATCCTGCTCCGGCGTCCAAGCCACGTCGCCCGCGTCCCGCTCGCGCACCGTCACGATCTGAATCAGCGTGCCGGGGCGCTCCTCCACCCGCACCACCTCGAACACCTTTTCGGTGTATCCGTATTCCTCGCTCGTCCAGGTGATCGCGTCCAGCGGCTCTAGCAGGCCATAGCTGGGGGGCAGGCCCAGCTTGTGCGTCCGAAACCGCCGCGCGTCCTTGGCGTAGGCTTCCAGCAGGTGCTGGCCTTGGCTAGGGTCAAACACGGCGGGCAGGTCGATACTCTGCGAAAGCCGCCGGTTGCCATCCTCGGCCTCCCATGCCGCGTTGAACTTGCCCGGAAGGCTGGTGCCCGCCCACAGGTTCGTCGGCTCAACGTAGGTGCCCGTGAAGGCATTGGACACGCCCGCGAGGCCGGGGAACGGATCGAAATTGCGCGGCTCCGTGATCACGAAATCATCATCGGTCAGGTGCATCACGCCCTCTGCCGGGGCACCCACGCGAATGCGAAACACGCCGCCGAACTCGCTGATCTGCCCGAAACAGGCGCGCAGCATTTCCTCGACCACCTCGAACGGCGCGACCTCGTTGGTGTCGATCTCGAACCCGGCGCGGAACTGCGTGCGATCCCCGATCAGCACGTCACACTCGTTCATGCCCGCAATCCAGTTATCGAGCGGCAAATCCTCGGCGGGCACCTCGCCGCCGTAGATGTCGCCATTGGGCAGGGTGATCCCGCGCATCACGTTGTAAGCGATCACCATGGGGTTATCCGAAAATTCCCACGTCGCGGAATCGGTCCAGCGATGCGCGCCGTCGCCGCCCACCGTGCTGTCCTTGCGCGGATCGTAGAGCGGGATGCCCTGCACCTCGTAGCGCACGGCGGGCAGGCCCGAGAACACCTCCTGGTCGAACCAGAAATGCATGATCGCGTAGGCCGTGCCGCGCAGGACGTGATCCTCCGACCACGGCCTGTCCGGGTGATCGCCGTAGCGCGCCACGAGGCCCGGATCGGCGCTGGTCTGCGTGCCATCGTAAAACTTGATCCAGGCCCGGTTCTGCACGGGGAAATCGTCCAGCACGTTGCCCAGGTCGAAATCGCCGATGAACCGCGCAAGCTCGGTCAGGTCATACCCGACCACGTCCGATATGCCGCGCCACTCACCGTCCACCACCACGCGGCCCGTCAGCCCGGTCACGGGGATGTTGCTCACCTCCATGATGTAGGTGAGGATCTTGTTGTCCTGCCCGGTCGAATAGAGCGGCGCGACGAGATGCCCCTCCACCCCGTAGGTGCCAACCACGACTTTCAGCGGCGTCACGTCGCCATTCGTGGTCGATTCCGTCTGGATACCGCGCGGGTTGATCGCCGAGGCGCGCGGCTTTTTCTGGAAGAGCTGCCCGACAAGCGAAAGGCCGATCCCCGCGAACAGCTTGCCCGCGAACGTGCTGGTCAGCACCTGCAGCCCGACGCTCACCGCGCCGATGAGGCCAGCACCCGCGCCGAACGCAGCGACTGCGGCACCTAAAGCCGTCGCGACAAAGCCCGCGCGGGCGGGGCTGGCGCTCAACGTGAGTGCCAGCAGCAGGGCGAGAAACAGCCGCTTCATACCCGAAACGCCCTTTCCGCTCGCATCCGCGACAGGTGCCCGATGCCGTCCGGGCGCAGCACGAATACGCGCTCGCCGCCGAACAGGCCGAAATTGTCGCCCGCGACCACGGCGATATCCCCCACCTGCGCCCGTGCGGGCGCGATCTCGGGAAAGTGCGAGGCGACGTAGGCGACGTGGCCGTCAAAGCCGTCCTCGCGCATCACCTCGGCCAGCCGCTTCATGCTGCGATAGCGGCCACGAAACCGCGCGCCGTGATCCTCGCCCACGAATTTCGCGGCCCAGCCCAGCACCCACAGCCCGCAATCGTGCGAACCGGGGCGAAACCGCCGCGTGCGCGCCGCCGCGATCCATGCGCTCAATTCCTGGTGCCGCGTCATTTCTGCCGGTCTCCGGGGGTCAGTGGCGGCGCGGCGGGCGGGGCGGCGCTGCCGGGCTTGGTCGCGGCCTGCTTTTGGCCCCAGAACACCGGCACGCCCACGATGGCCGAATACTCGCGGCCCTTGTCATTGGCGTCGATCCGGCGCTGATCCGCGTCGGATTTCTTGGCGGTCAGCGTCCGGGTCAGCGCCCGCGCCGCGCTGGCGACGGTCAAGTCAACCGTGGCGGTGCCGCCCTCGGCAGGCGTCGGCACGGGCATTTCATCGACCGTGCCCTTGAGCACGCGCACCGGGTCTCCGATCTGCACGCCCTTGACCGGATCGAAGAACACGCGGTGCACCTCGATGGGCGCGAACCGGACTTCGTAGCCGTTGATCAGGTTGACCACCGAGGGCGGGATTTTCGACAGGGATACGCGCTGCATGCGCACCCGGATACCGACCTCGCCGATGATGGGCGCAATTTCCAGCAGCGCGCCCGCGCCATGATAGGTGCGGTCCACGCCACCGACCGAGAACACCCGCGCGTCAAAGCCGTTCCAGAACCCGCCCGGATCGACCAGACCGGTGTCGCGGTTGACCGCTTCGATCCAGACGAGATGCCGCACCTGCAGCCCCGCGCCCGAGGCGAGATGCGTCTCGATGGCCGTGCCGTAGTCGCGCATCGCTTACCTCACCGTCTGCACGAAGCCGAACCGCGCCCCGCTCGACACGACGGCGCGGTGCGAGCCGTAATCCGGGGCAGGTTCCAGAACCGCCTTGATCGGCGGCTTGATCAGCACCAGCGCGGTTCCCGTGGTCACGCCCGGCTGCACGAAGGGGGTCAGCTCCACCTCGGCGATCTCGCCCGCGCCATCCGCCGTCACGTCGCTCACCACGCGGTGCAGCGCGTAGCGCACCGGGTCAGAGGCATATTGCCACCCGATGTAGTCACCGCTGGTCAGCACATACCCGGCGGGCAGGCCCTCGATCCCAATCAGCCGCGCATCGGTCGCGTCGAGCGACAGGATCGTGGGCGTGGCCGCGCCGAGGATCGTCCCGTCAGGGTCCGCCGCCGGATGCGTCTTGGCCGGATCGTAGACCAGGAAAGACGAGCCGGGGCGGTCCAGAACCGAGAGCAGCGCATCGCGCCCCGCCGCGACGGACCGGTCATTTGTCGGCGGAATTACGAACGAGCCGCGCCAGATCGTATCTCCGAGCGAAGCGGTGAGTTGCTGCCCGTTCGCCATGCGGTCGATCTGCCGGGGCTGCGACTGGTAGAACTCGGCCACCGAAATACGCAGCCCGGACTGGAACTGCGCGACGGACAGGGGAAAGGTCAGCGCCATCAGCCCACCCTCAGCGGGTCGCGCTCGATGCGCTGCACGCTGCCCGGCAGGGTTTCCTTGTCGTATTGCTCAAGCGCCGCGCCGCTCACCTGCAGCGCCACATCGCCCGCGATCTGCCGCACGGTCTGCGTGATGTTGCCATCCTCGACACGGGCCACCACCTCGATCCGCGCCCGCTGCGCCCCGCCCCCCATGAGACGGGCCGTGTCGGCGCCACCGATCACCTGCGCCGGGCCGACGACGATCTCGGGGCGGCGCTCGCCCACCACCGCAAACTCGCCCGACCGGATCGGCCCGCCTGCGTCCAGGAAACCCAGAAAATTGCCCAGCCCGAACAGGCCCCCGGTGCTGCGTCCGGCACCGCCCGACAGCGCGGCGAACGCCCCGTCGATCAGGCTGTCGATGCCGCGCGACAGCAGGCGGTTGCCCAGCTGGTCCAGCGCGTCGCCGATGTTGTCGATATCGGTCACAGCGGCGCGGGCGAAGCGCTTGATCTCGTCCTGCGCGGCGCGCGCGCCCTCGCCCACGCCGCCGAACCGATCCTTGGCCAGATCCAGCGCGCGGTTGTATTCCTCCTGGCTGATCTTGCCCGCGCGCAGCGCCTCGTCGAGCAGCGACACGACCTCCGCGTAACTCACCGCGGCCTGCCGCGCCTGCCGGATCAGGGCGTCGGCCTGGCGCGCCTGCTCGTTCAGATCGGCCAGCGACTGCGCCGCGCCGCCCCGGCGCGCGACCTGCGTCCCGTTGAGATCGCGCAGCGCCGCGGCCCGCCGCTCGTCAAGCTCCGCCGCCTCGCGCGTGAGCTCGAGCTCGCGTTGCAGCCCGTCGATTGCCGCCTTGCGCAGCCCCTCCGGGCCCTGCATCGCCGCCTGGAATTCATCCGAGGCGCGAATGTCGGCCTCGCGCCGCGCCACCTGCCCGGCCACGCGGCTGCCGCCGCCCTCGAGCGCGGCCACCTCGGCCCGCACCCCGGCCAGGCTGCGCGACCCGAGATTGCTCACAAACCGGATCGCCTCCGACGCCGCACGGCTCATCTCGTCGGCCATCTCTCGGACGTTGCGCGCGCCGTCGCCGGCCTTTTTGGCGGCGCTTTCCGTTGTCGAGTCGAAACGGATCATCGCCTCAAGCGATTGAAGCAGCGCCTCGAAGGTCGTGCGCTGCTCGTCGCTCAGTTCACCATTCTTGCTGACCGCCTCACTGTAGAGCTGGACCAGACGCTCGTTCGCGGCGATCCGCCCGGCGTTATCTTCCGCCTCGCGAAGCTGGACGAGCGTGGACAGGAACTCTCCCGCGACCTCTTCCGACACCCCAAGCTCGTCTTGAATCCGCGTGATGGCAGGCACCACCTGTGCAAACGCCTCTTGCAATTCACGCACGCGCCGGACGTTGGCGGCAAGTTCCCGGTCCGACAGCGTCGAGATACCCTGCGCGTTGACCGGCGCGGCATTCAGCCGCTCCATCTCGCGAATGATCTGCACAGCATCGCGCGCAGCTTCAGCCGAGACCGCCGACACGTCGCCGAACCGACCCGCCAGCGCCTCGCGGGATCGCGACAGGGCCGTGAGCGCATCGAGGCGCGCGAATTCCGCCTGCACCTCGAACAGCCGCCGCGCCGCGCTGGCATTCTCGCCGAACTCCTCGCGCAGATCGGTCAGCGGGCTGCGCAGCCGCTCCACCGCCGCCTGGTAATTCTTGGTCGCGGCGTCCAGTTCGGTCAGCTGGTCCTTGAGCTCGCCGCCCTTCTCGGTCGTGTCGAAGAGCGCATTCGCCACCAGCGGAAGCGCCACGCCTGCGATCACACCCGCCGCGATCCCCACGGTGCCGAAGCCAAGCGCCATGTCCGGCAGCTGGATCGCCAGCGCCTGCACGAAATTCCCCGTGGCCTGCGTCTGCTGCGCCACCTGGCTTAGCTGCAGCGAGACGTTGCGCATCCCGCCGTTGAACGCCGCGCCCTGGCTCCTCGTCCGGGCCATGGACCGGCCCAGGTTGTCGAGCGATTCCCTCTGACCGTTCGCCGCCTTGCGGATATTGGTCAGGGCAAGCTCGCCCTCCTTGCCCATGAGGCGGAAGGTCTGCACCACGTTACTGCCATCCGCCTTGACGCGGATCGTGACCTGCCGTTCGGCCATCAGGTAGCCCCCTTGCGCATCGCGCCTGCCTCGATCGCGGGCAACAGCTCTGCTGCCGCCCGCTCGTCCATGCCCAGGGCGCGCGCCACGCTCAGCGCCGCCGTCATGTCAAACCCTGTCGTGATCGCCCCGCCCATCGGGCCGGTCAGATACCGCCACTGCCCGCCGAGGTGATGCCGAGCCAGCCGCCACACCGCCGCGCCCTCGGCACTCTGCGGGGCGTGGCGCTTGCGCGGGCATTCGGCACAGTCGGTGTCGCACAGGCGGCAATAGCCCGCGCCCTCGCCGAATTCCCACGCCGCCAGCTCGGCTAGTCTCCCTTTTCGCGCTCGACCTCCGCCTCGGCAGCCGCCGCCCCCAGGAACACGCGGTTGAGCAGCCAAGAGATCAGCGCGGGATCGTCGGTCAGCAACCAGCGCCACGCCTGGCGCGTCACCGGCACCTTGCCGCCGTCCGGCGCCTGCACCGTCCAGTCCACGACCATCACCTCGAAGATGCGGTCGCACAGGCCCAGCAACTCGCCCTGCGGCAGCGACACATCCGCATCGCCACCGCCCTCGAACACCCGCGCCAGCGCCGTCCCCGCGACGATGTCGTGCGCCTCGTGGATCGTGATCCGGCGCACCTGCAGCGACAGGGTCTCGTCGTACTCGATCCACTGCTCGGGCGGCGCGATGTCCAGTACCCGCATCAGTAGCTCGCGGTGTTGTTGATCAGCGTCACGGTCATCTGCTTGGCCGTGGACGGATCGGCCACGGCCTCGTAGGAGAACTGCGCCTGCACACCGCCGGGGCCGGGAACCTCGACCTTGGGCCGGGGCAGATAGACCTCGTGCATCAGGAAGGTCAGCGTCTCGTCGCCGCCCGGGTCCATCGCGACGGTCAGCGTCGAGGCGGTCATGTCGATCGCCTGGCTCAGCATGGTGGTGTCGCCGAACCGCAGCGTCACCGTGCCGGTGACCTCCGAGCGCTGCGGCAGGATCTGGCCCACCACGCCGGTCCCGTCGATGAACCGCAGAGCATCCAGATCGTTCGAGACGTTCAGCGCGGCGCTCTCACCCTTCGACGTCAGCGCCGATCCGTTGCGCTGCAGGGCGGCACTCGACCCCGGAAACCGCGTGTAGGCGCTGAACCCGGTGGGCGTGCCCGCGCCGCTCGAACTGTCGATCGCTTCCTTCTGCGCGATGAAACCGATGGTGGCCTGCAACCGACCGTCCGCCGCCAGGTCCAGCGACAGCGTGTTCGCGACGGCACCCGTCACCATCGAGGCGAACGGCACCTGCGGCATCCACGTCTCCATCGCCAGACTGGGCAGGCTGGTCGCGTCCCCGGCCTCGAACACATGGGTGTAGGGCCCGGTACCCGTGGTCGTGGGCGCGCCGAACAGCGCCTTGAGCCAGAACCCGAACGACTCGGCCTCGACCGGCACCACCACGTTGCCCCCGGCCTCGCGCGTGCCTTTTTCGGGCGCGCGGCGCTTGCGCCCGCTGCCCAGCGTGTCGTCGGGGTCGTTGGGCCTCTCTTCGCCCAGCGTGTGGCTGATGAACGGCAGATCGAAATACCCCGAGGCCGGGGCGGTGCCGAAGGCGCTCTCGAACGCGCCGCGCAGTTTTACGTTGATGCCCTGCTGATAGGCCATGACTGTCTCCCTAGCTCAGAGGATCCGTGGTGGTGTAGTGCAGCACGACCGGCACGGTCGCTGCGGTGAAGGCGGCGCGCCCTTCGACGTCGCGCACCAGCGCCTTGACGGGCGCACGCCCGCGCAGGTCGAAGGTCAGTCCGCCAAGCGTGCGATCGGCGGCGACAGCCGCGCCGACGGCACGCTTGAGCGCATCGAACACCGCGTCACTCTCGGCGATGATGTCCACGTCGGCGGCGTGCTCGTATTCATAGGTCGGCTGAGCGCCACCCATCACGACCAGCGGCTCGCCCGGATCGCCGTCGCGCAGGATGATCAGGCCCGCCTTCGGGGCCGAGACGGGCAGCGCCGCGTTGCGTTCCAGCCGCGCGCCACGCGGCAGCTTTGCCTTGAGCGCCGCCAGAAGCGCCTTCAGGACGGCCTCGCTCGTGCTGTCGGCCATGTCAGCGCAGCCTCCGGTAGGTGTTGACGATGCTCTGGTCGATCCGCCCCGCGACCAGCTGCGCCCCGCCCAGCAGGTCCAGCCGCTTGGGCAGCTTGACCTGCGGCACGAGGATGAAGATCGGGATCGTCTCGATATTCTTTGCGAACCGCCCCGACTTGAGCCGGGGACGGCGGCTCGACCGCGCCACGCCGCGCCTCGACGTGCGCCCCTCGGCCACGAGCAGCGACGGACGACCGGCCCGGAACACGAAGCGCAACCGCTGCCCCGTTCGCTTTTCCCACTCGCCGGGCGTGGGCTTCTTGCCACGCCGCCCGCGCCCCGCGGCCTCTGTCGGGATTGCCAGCCAGAACCCGTCGCGCGACGTGATCAGGCTGCCCTCGTCATGCGCGCCGATGATGTCGTCGGCGCGGGTAAACACGATTGCTGCGGCCGAGGCGCTGACGCGGCCCTTCGGGAACGACTCCGTTCGCACCGTGCGCGCCAGCCGGTTGCCCAGCCCCGCAGACCTGATCTGCCCGCGCCAGGCCTTCTGGATATCCGACCCTGCATCGGCGATGGCCACGGTGACCGCCGTCTCCCACAGCACCGCCTCGTCGCGCATGATGCGCTGCGGCGACCCCGTGATGTCAACCGCAGAACGGATCGTGGCCATCAGTACGCCTCTCGGATCGGCACGATCCACGTCAGGTCCAGGCCGCCGCGCTCCGGATCGCCGACGACCTGCCACAGCACACCGGCGATCTCGAACGTGTCGCCCGCCCCGAGGTGCGGCGTGTCCGCCTGCCGCACCTCGATCTGCTCGCCCTCGGAAATGATCTCGGATTGACCGAACCCCGACGCGCCGGACGGGCGGTATCGCGCGGCGCGGATGGCAACACCCGCGCCGACGCCCTTTTCACGGTAAAGCGCCGCCTCGCCCATGTTGGCATCGCCGAACATGGCCGACAGCGCCTTCCCGAAGGCCGTCATCAGGCGACGATGCCCAGCCGGACCGTGCCGGTCGTATCGCCCGCGCCGCTGCCGACGGCCACCGTGGCCACACCGATCATGGTGTTCCCGCTGGCCGCGCTGGTGCAGCGCGCGTTCGCGCTGTCCCAGTAGACCTTCACACCCACGGTCCAGGCCTGCGACCCGACCTTGGGCAGGGTATAGACCCCCCGCATGGACAGCGTCACGTTCGCGCCCGAGGCGGCATCCGCCACCGCGACCCCGAACAGCGACCCGACCAGGACACCGTCGCCCGACGACACCGCCGCCGGGGCGGTCACGGTGATGAAATCACCGTCTTGCACTGCATTTTTCATGGTTCTCTCCGTTGATTGAAGAACAAGGGGCGGCAACGCCGCCCCTCAGGTCAGATCATCCTGCGGCGCGCGCGATTACGCGCCCGCGTTCTTGTAGAGGCCGCGCCAGTCGGTCGGGGCGACACCGGCATCGATGCGCACCTTGAGCTCGGCACCGTCGGTCGACCAAGCCTCCTTCTGCTCGATGAACGGCTCCTGCACACCGTCGAGATAGGCCACCTCGATCGTGTCGTGCATCGCGGGGCTCGCCGCGAGATACCACGCCGTGGTCGAGGCCTCGTCGAGACGCCCGTCGACGACCACTTCCGCCATGCCCGAAACCGGGTTGAGCGCGTGACCCTTGTTCGCCGTCGGCTCGAAGGTCGAGCGCATCAGCTGCGTCGCCAGCGTTTCCAGCGCGGCGGGCACGATGAAATACGCGGGCGCGATGTTGAGCGCCTTTGCGTCGCCTTCCTTCTGGGTGCGCATCGCGGCACGCCCAGCCCCCAGCGTGGTCACGCTCGGCGCGCCGCCCGACCCGGCCAGGTTGCCGTGATCGGCATGGAACAGGGCGGTCCCGTCCGACATGTCCGGGTTGCCCGTGAGCACCGCGTAGACCAGGTTGCCGATGGTGCGGCGCGCCGCCCGGCCCATCTTGCGCGGAGCATCGGTCAGCAGCGACAGGTCGTCGTTGATGATCGCCTCGCGCGTGATCTTGAGCATCCGGCCATAGGTGGCCAGCGCGATGCTCTCGCCCCGGTCCCCCATCGTGCCGTACTTGTATTCCGCGCCCTCTTCCTTCTCGACGAGGCTCGAGAACACGCCGGTGCCCACGCGCTTGCTGGGCTTGAAATCGGTCAGCGTGCCGGTGCTCGTGAACACCTGGAACGTCTCCTGGGCCTCTTCCCAGCCGATCAGCGCCGCCTTGCCGGTGATGTTCGCCAGGATGTTGGCGAAGTCGCTGGTCGAATGCCCGCCCGCGGACTGCACGAAGGCCGCGCCGACCATTTCGGTGCGGCGGTCGAAGGCCTGGCGCACGTTCGCCACGCTCAGCGACTGCCGCGCCAGTTCGGCCAGCGTCATTCCGGTGAATTCGTTGCGCTCGCCGCCCTTCAGGCCGCCCCGCGCCATGAGGCCCAGCATCGCGCCTTGCCGGAACCGGTCGCCCGCGTCGGCCGTCACGCTGGCGCGCGGCCCGCCGATGCCCGCACCCTGCGTGGCGGCGGGCGTACCCGCCCCACCGGCATCGGCTCCGGCGCGCTGCGCGTAGGTCTCGATGGCGGACTGCCGGAACGCATCGACAGCGGTGCCGTCGTCGATGGCGGACTGGATCACCGCCTCGTCGAGATGCAGCGCGGTGCCCGCCTGCCGGATCGCGGTGATGCGGTCACGCTCTTCGCGCGCCGCTTGCTGGCGCACCGCCGTGTCATCGGCAGGTGCGGCAGTCGTCGAACTCTTGGTCGTCATGTTCGATTTCCCTCTGGTTTGTGCCGACTGCGCGGCGGTGTCATAGGTACAGCCGTCGCTGTTCGCAGCATCGATCAGGCCGTCCAGTGAAACGCCCAGCACCTCGGCAAACCCTTCCAGGCGGTCGAGGGGCGGGCAGTTGATCGACCCGGCAAGAATCTGCCGGACCGTGCCGGGCTCGATCCCGGCTGCCTCCGCCATGGCGGAAACCACGTCATCCTCGGACCTTTCGTCCGTGACGGCGTCTGCAATCGCGCTTTCGAGCGCGGCGGCAAGGCTTGCGCCTTGCGTGAGTTTCTGGGACATCGGCCCCTCCTTTCGCTTGTCGGTAATGGTCATTGACGCGGGTCCGACCTGCCCGGACTGGACGCGAGCGCCGGGGTCTGCGCCGATTGCCACCATCGAAAGCTCGAACGGCTCCCAGTCGACCAGCTCCCAAACCTCCCGAAATCCGTCCCCGTCCGGCTCGCTCAGGATTTCCGCCTCGTGCACGAAAAAACCCATCGAGACGTTCCGCAGCGTGCCCTCACGCACCTTTTGCCAGATCGGCTCGACCTCTTCGGCGCGCGAAAACCGCAGAAGCGCGACGCCGCGCCTTCCCTCTTCGATCCGGGCGCTTTCGACCACCCCGATCACGTCTCGCGCCGTCAGGTCCATGTGACCGTCAAGCACCGGGGCGCCCTCGTTCAGGCGGTCAAGCCGCGCCGCTTCCGCCGTGAGGCGCGCGCGTGTGATGACGCGGCGCGGTCCTTCGGCGGTGTTCATCCAGTGCGGGACCTCCGCCCCCGTGGTGAATACCACCTCGACGGTGCGCGCCTCCTCGTCGACGGTTCGGATCGGCGCGGCCTGCGTCAGCGCGCGTTGCTCGATCACGTTCGATTTACTCATCTGCCGGTCCCCCTTCGACTGCCGCACCGCCCAGATCGGCGCTCATCTCCTGCCACTCGCGCCGCTCGCGCAGCACGTCCTCGGGGTCGCGCCCCGTGCGTTCGATCATGTCCTGGTCGGACGCCCAGCCCGCCTCGACCTCTTCGCGCGCCGCCTTGATATCCTTGAGCGGATCAACCCACGGCCTGCGCGGCGGGGTGAATGCAGCGCGCGGCACGAACGGCAGCCGCCCCTGGCTAACCGCCAGTCGCATGACGCGCTGCCACGCGGGAATGCCGCTCTGAACCACCATGAGATCGGCCTGCCACCCATCGACCAGCCGGTTGAATTCCAGCGTCCCCGCCCGCATCGACGAGAAGTTCGCGCCGGTCAGGTCTCCAGTCATCTGCGAATAGGTCGTGCCGATCCCGGCCGCCACGGCATGCAGGCGCTCGCGCATGTGTTCCGCCAGCCCCTCGCTCGCGGTCGGCGTCTGGTATTCCAGGTTCCAGCCCGCCTTGGCCTGCAGGAACATGCCGGGCTGAAGCCGCTCGACAGGGTTTCCCGCAGCATCCTTCAGCGGTGCGCCATCGTCATCCCGCGCGGCGCTGATCCCGGCAGCAGGCGCGCCCAGCCCGTCCTCGTTCGCGTTTGTGATGATCCCGGCGATGCACGCTTCCAGCTTCTTGCGCACCAGCTCGGCCTCGGCCAGTTCGTCGATATCCGACAGCGTCACAGCGACGGGCGCGAACCACGAAACACCGCGCACCTGTCCCGGGCGCAGCACCTCGAACACATGGTCCACGAATTCCGCGTCGATGCGCTCGACATCCATGCGGCTGCGAAGCGACACGCCGAAACGGTCGCCCGGATCGGTCTTGTGCAGCCAGTAGGCCACGCGACGCCCGATCCTGTCGAACTCGACGCCCTGGACGATCCGCCCGCCATTCGGCAAGACTTCGTTGCGTTGATGATCGAGGTAATCACCCTCAAGGATGCGGCACCGCCAGAACCAGGTGCCTTTCTCGCGGATCATGAACCATATCCGCAGATACTCCCCGGATTCGACCACCGCACCCATCCCGAGGCGCTGCTGGCCGAAGAAATCGAGCCGCCCCTCGACATCGCAATTCTCGACGAAACGGCTCCACTGGTCGCGCGCCACCGCTTTCAACCGCTTGGCCTCTTCTGCCTCGATGCGGTCGTCAAAGATTGCACGAGGCCGCATGCCCTCGCCCGCGACGTGGCTGCGCAGAACCCGCATCGCCCGGTTCGCGTGCGGATTGTTTCTCACCAGGTCGCGCGCCGCATTGCGCAGCGGCAAAAGCCCGAACTGTATTTCCGCGCTGGCCGAGGTGGCAGGCCGAGCCCGGCCCGCGTGACGCCCCCCCGAGATCGCTGCGTCATAGCGCTGCAGCATCTTTTCCTGCAGTTTCAACTTCTCGATCTGCAGGCGCTGTTCCATGCGGCGGGCGGCAAAGCCCGGCGCAAGGCGTTCCAGGATACCCATGATCAGCCCCGGAAATACGCGCCGACAGACACGCTCACCGGTGCCTGCCCCGACGCCTGCCGCCGCTGCGCCTTGAAATAGTCAAGCGCACTGCGCAGCGCATCGGAATCGCGGTAGGTGATGCTCTTCCCGTCGGGAAAATCCACCTTGAGCGCGCCACTGGACAACGCCTCTTCCAGCGCGGCGATGCTTTCGTCAGGCGTAGCCATTACCATTTCCCTCTCAGAGGCCCGAGCCATCCGTCACCGGATGACCGCTCGGGCGCGCGTTTCGGTTCCGGCGCGGTCGGCGCGGGCGCTGCATGGGCGGCGGGCGCGACCCGCACCTCGAACATCTCGGCCTGTCTCGGGTCATCGCCGGATGGCGCGGCGGGGCCGAAACGCTCGATCCGCGCCGCTTCCCACTGGTCGGCGGTCAGGCGATCGAGGCCGAGGTGGTACGCCATCGCCCGGGCATAGACCGCGATATCCAGCGCCTCGTTCGGGCGGCCTTTCAGCTTCTTCCACTGCTGCACCACGACGCCGGATTTCTGCTCGACCGTGTCCAGGTATTCGGCAGTCAGCTGCTCGCAATAAGCCAAGTCCACGTCGCCCGGCAGGATCATTGCGCCAGGGCTCCACGCGCCGCCCTCGTCAGGGCCGTCGATGGTGCGGCGGATCGCGGCGTAATGGTCCCCCTTGAGGGGATAGGTGCCCACCGGCCACAGCATGGCTCCCTTTCCCACGCGCTTGCCGTTGAATTTTACATCCACCTTCTTGGGCAACCCGAGGAAAGGCATCGTGCGCCCGTCCCGCCCGTCGAGCGCCAGCACGTTCGGGCGGCGGCGGGCGTAGTTGTAGACCATCTGGCTCATGTAGCCGGAATCGACGCCCCAAAGATCCGCAGGCAGCGCACGGCCCGGCTCCGGCCCATAGCGCCGCGCGACAACCTCGTCATGCGCGATCCACGTTCCCGCATCGCTCGGATCGCCCTCGATCACGCCCCGATCCACCAGCCAACGGGTCATGCCCTCGGACCAGCCCCAGACCGCCCATTCCAGCCGGTTGCCCTGCACGTCGGTCGCGCCCGTGAACACCACAGGCCCGCGCCCGGGCTGGCCCAGGTGCAGCTCCGGCACGCGGCGCAGCCACAGCTTGTCCGCGTCCGGCGCGTCGCCCTTGTCCTCCCACGCCTCACCCAGCACCTGCTGCGTGAAAACCCGCATCCGCTGGTTGCTGTCCTTCGCGTCCAGGTACTCCGCGACGATCCCGTTCCACGACGAGAAAAGCGAATACGCCTTCCAGACGTGAAATCCGCGCGACCGGTACCGCGGCTTCATCTCGTCGCTGCGCGCCCGCCACCTGTCCAGGTCACCCGCCTCGAACCAGTGCGGCGGCGCATCCTCGCCCGCCGTCGCGATCCAGACCCCCGCCTCCATCATCTCGGACTTGGCCTCGTGCTCGATCACGCAGCCATGCGCCAGGCACTCGAACCACGCATGATGCGGCCAGACATCGCTTTCCCAGCGCAACTGGTCGAACTGCAGCACCTGGTAGGCCCCGCAGACCGGGCACGGCACGTAACGGCGTCGCTGGTCCGACGCCTCGTACATCTCCGTGATCCGGCAAGAGCCCCGCACGCCCGGCGTCGACGTCCACAGCCGCTTGCGGTCGCGCTCGAACGTCTCGGTGCGCTTCTTGAGCTGCGTCACCGGATCGCCCCGCGTCCCGGCCTCGGCGGGCCACTCGCTGACCTCGTCCCCGATCGTGTAGCGGGCGGGCAGCATCTGCAGCCCCTTGGACGAGCCCGCGAAGGTGATCTGCGCGAATCCGCCCCGGAACCGCTTGAAGGACGCGGTCGATCCCCGAGACGACCGGTCGGTGAATTCCAGGACCCGGCTGCGCAGCGCGGGCGTCGCATCGATCGCGGGCTGCAGCTTCGTATTCACGAACTTGCCCGCCTCGTCATGGCTTGGCAGCACGATGATCGTCGGCCCGGGATCCTGATCCACGATATGCAGAAACAGGTTGATCGCCGTCTCGGTCTTGGCCACCTGCGCCGAACAGGTGCAGATGATATCCTCCGCCGGGTCGTCCGGGCCGCAGGCGTTCATCACGTCCACCATGTGCGGCGCACGGGCGTTCCGCCACGGGCCGGGATAGCGCGAGCCGCTTTCCTCGGCCACGACCCGCTTGTCCTCGGCCAGCTGCGCCACCGGCACCGGGCGGCGCGGCCTCAGCGCATCGGCGAGCGTCGTGAACACGACCGGGCGGGCCGGGGCCAGCCGCTGCAGCACCTCATGCCGCATGCGATGTGTCATCCGGTGCCGCGGCCTGCGACAGCGCACGGGCCGCACTCTCCATCAGCCCGTCCATGACTTCGCGCAGCGCCACTTCCATGGCGCGCGCATCGTCGATGTTGGCCAGCCGCTCGGCGTGATCCTTGACCGCCTGGCTCGCCTCCGCCCGGATCGCCTCGGCCGCGGCGGCAATCGCCGCTTCGACATCGCCGCGATCCAGCGTCCGCCCGATCCGTTCCAGCAGATCGAGCTCCGACATCTCCGCCTTTGCGCGCTCGGTGCGCTGGCGTGCATCGTTCAGGCTGGCCGCCGGGGCCGGGTTCGAGCGCGTCGGGACAGCATCGGAATCCGTCGCCGCCGCGCCACGGGTCTGCAGCTTGGGGTTCAGCACCTGGTCGCGATGCGCGCGCAGTTCCGCCACATCGACCAGCCCATCCGAATCGCGCAGCGCCGGGTGCGCCTTGCACCAGCGCGAGATCGTGGACTTGTTGACGTCCAGCTCATTCGCCGCCGCCGTGATGGTGACCCGCGCGCCCATCTCCCTCTCTTTCCGTGTTGCCTGTTTCGTTGCATCGCGTTGCAACAGCCGCCCCGAGTTGCACCCTCGCCGCACCCTGCAACTGAAAAACAAACACGCTCTGCCACACCGTACACGTTTGGCTCCGGGAAGGACCCGCGCGCGCCTGTCGTGCCGTCGATGCCGTGATCTGGTTGCCGGGGACGGGCTCGAACCGCCGACCTCGTGGTTATGAGCCACGCGAGCTACCACCTGCTCCACCCGGACATGAGAACGCCCGGCAGCGGGGTCTCCGCTCCGGGCGCAACTGTAGATGATACCTGATTCTGTACGCCCGGCGGACGCAACATGTCAACGCCTATCTTGTGGGCTGCACCAGATCATACCCCCGCATCCTGTCCAGCGCCCCACATAGTGCGGTCCGCAGCGCCACCCGCTCACGCCCGTTGGCGGGCCAGCCATGCGCCTTGAGCACCGCCTCAAGCGACCTGCCGCCGACGCAGACCATGTCGACCAGGTCGAGACACCGGATCACCCGCCGCCCGTCGCCGGGGCGATAGCGCCGCATCTCGCGCGCCGGGCCATCGCCGATGCGGCGGCGCAGATGGCGCAGATGGTCGATATCGGCGAGCACGGCCTCCGACACGCCCGCCGCCCCGCCGCCGCCCGACCGCGCCTCGACACCGGCGCACCTCAGCCCCGAGGCGCTGACCCGCTCGACGAGCGCGGCATACTCGCGCCCCGCCTCGACCTGCCCCACGGTGAAGAGCGGCACGGGCTGGCCCTTGCGCCCGGCGCGCGCCCATGCGCGGCGGTTGTCATCCTCCATCACGTCAAAGGCATCGGCGGCGCGGGCGGGCTTTCGGCCCGACCAGCCCGTGGTGACGACCCGCGCCCGCCCGTCCTCGCCCCGCACCACGTCGCGCAGCGCCATGGCTATTATCGGGCCACGCCCGGGCGCGACCGGCATCTCGGGGCCACACGCCTCGGGCGGGGTGGCCCGGCGCAGGATACCCGCACAGCGCCGCGCCTCGGCCTTGATCCGCGCCCGCCCCGCGCGATCGACCACGATCCGCGCCCGCCCCGCGCCATCGACCACGACGACCGATCCTGTCAAATCCTCGATCTTGTGTTTCACTGTGACCGCCCCTCTATATCTTGTTTCTGCGCCTGATCTCGTGGGAAGCTAGGGAAGCAAAGGGGTTTCCATGGGAAGCAAATTTCCACAAACCCGCTCTTTATAACCCTCTGACCTTCCTTCTCTTTTTCCCTTCGATGGGAAGCTGGGGAAGCTAGGGAAGGTAATTGCGGAAAGTTCTATATTTTTCCGTTTTACAGAAAACCGGCCCATACCTTTCACGCGCGCGCGCGCATACGCGTAGGTCGGATTTACCTTCCCTAGCTTCCCCAGCTTCCCACGATACACCGTAACCCCCTGATTTCCCTCAATAACGCCCCCGCACCCCTTGACGCGCTACCTTCCCACCGCACCGCGCTACCTTCCCTAGCTTCCCTAGAAGTCGGTATCGGGGTCCGGGGCCAGCGCGCCGCCATCGCCAAAGGCTGTACCGATGGGCTTGCCGTTGTGATCCTTGGGCGCGGCCTCGAACCGCCGCCGGAACGCGTCGGTAAAGCGCAGCCCGCGATATTCCGTGACGCTGGCCTTGCCGCGCTGAAACATCTTGCCCGTCTCGGGGTGCCGCCAATGCCGCGACTTGGCGCTCACCTGCTTGGCGAATGTCGCATCGCGCCAGGGCGTCATGCCCCGCTCCATCAGGTGAAAGGCAAAGGCATGGCCAAGATCGCGGCTCTTGATGACGTCGCCCGGATCGCCGGTCACCACACAGCAGGTGGTCAGGAACAGGCCGATCGGGTCGCTTTCCTCTCGATACTCGCGCGTGGCCTCCGTGACCGCGGCGGGCGGGTCGAGCCCGCGCTCCAGCGCGTCGCACAGGCCCTCGACCAGCCAGTTGAGAACACCGGAGCGCTCGCCCCACAGCTTGCGGCCAAGGTCCGGATCGCGCTCCGATTCCGGGATCTGCACGTCGAACGGCATCAGCATCACGCGCCGCCAGATGCCGTCATCCGTGCCGCGTATCTCGGGCTTGTGATTGCCCGAGATTGTCAGTTTGAAAATGGGCCGCTCCTCGATGAAATCGGAATGCAGCGCGCGCACCTGGATGGGCTCGCCGCCGGTCAGTTCCTTGATCAGCCCTTCCTGCAGGCGCTGGCCCTCGTCGGGCTCGGATGTGCGCACCAGCCGCGCGCCCATGAGCGGGATCAGGTCCGGCGTCGCCTCGCCGCCGCCGCGCCGGTTGGTGCCGGTCAGGCTCTCGATCCGGGCCGTCGCGGCATAGTTGCCCATGATCTTGGCCACCAGGTCGACCAATACCGACTTGCCGTTCGCGCCCCCGCCGTAGAAGAACACGAGGCGCTGCATGGGCATGCCACTCATCGACAGGCCCAGCCATCGCTTGAGAAACTCGCGCATCTCGATGTCGGGCTGCACGCGCTCCAGGAACGCGTCGAACAGGGGTCGCGGGGCGTCCGGATCATACTCGACCGGCATGATCTTGGACATGAGCAGATCGCGGTCATGGGGCACGAGGTCCACCCGTGCCATGCGGCCCGCGCCGTCGTCGCGCATGTCGGTCACGCTGAATCGCAGCACGCCGGTCTCGCAGTTCACGTCGAGCGGGGCCGCATTGAGGGCCTCATAGGGCTGCGCGAGCGCCACCCCGGCTTCCTTCGCGGCATTGTCGATCCGGGCGCTGTTGCCCGTGGTATTGGCGAAACTGCGATGGCGGCCGCGCGTGGCCTTGTGCCGCTTCTCGATCTCGGCCAGCGCATCGCACTTGCGCTGCAGATCGCCCAGCTCGGCGCGCTGTTCGTCGGATCGGTCGGCCTTGGGCACGGCGTCGAGCTCGGCGCGGCGGGCGCGGATATCGCCCCGCTCGGACAACAGTGCGCGCTCCGCGTCCGGCATCGGCAGATAGTGCATCTCGCGCAGGATCAGGTCGCTCAGACGCTGCGCCCGGCCCCGCACGGCGAGCTGATCCTCGTCCTTTTCCCAGACCCGGCCCGACCAGGTAAACCACCCCACGCGCGGCACAAACATGGTATCGCGCCCGAAATGCACGACGAAGCGCTGTCCGTTGCCGTAATCGTTCAGCGGAAAGGCGGCGCATCGCTGCAGCCGGTCGGCCATGGCGGCGCTGTCATCGGGCGGGGCGGCGGCGAACTCCTCCTGCTCGATCTCGTCGGGAACAGGGGCCAGGTCATTGAACGGATCGTCTGTCACGGATCACTTGCCCCGCCGCACGAATTGGCCCTCGGGGTCGACGCGGCTCAGGAACCGCCGCCGCTCCTCGGCATTCATCGAGCCCCACAGCGCGACCAGCAGCCGCTTGCGCGCGGGCGCGGCGAAATCGGTCCGCTCGATGCGCTGCAACCCGGCCCCGACATAGGCCTCGAGCTCGAGCGGCAGGGCGCAATACGCCCAATGCTCGGCATCCTCGCGCAGCCGCGACAGGAACATCTCGCGCGGCGCGCCCGTGGCGATCTCTTCCAGCGCCGAACACAGCACCTCGGCCAGAGGGTGCTGCGCCTTGGCGGCCGCGGCCAGATCGACCGCGGCCAGCAGGTGCTCGCGGATCAGCGCGACGGCGCGCTCGCGCACCGCTCCTTCGACCACCTCGCGCAAGGGCGCGCTCAGATGCTCCAACCCGTCCTTCATCCCTTTCCCTCCGCCAATTCGCCGCCCAGGGCGGCGTATCCGGCCATGTCCGGCCAGTGATCCGCATGGCCCGGATTGCCCCACGCGCGCACCGTCTTGAGGTCGATCATCATGATCGCCACCTGCGCGGGCGTGACCGGCACCCCCAGCCGCACCGACCAGATCGCGGCCACCTCGGCGAATGTGCGCCCCGCCGCTCCATGCGCCGCCTCGCGCTCGACCGTGACCGCCCGGCTGGCACGCTCGAGAATCGCCGCGCGGTCGCGCGCCCCGGCACGCCGCGGCGCGCGGCCCAGCGTTGACTCAACCATCAGCAGCGCTCCGCGCCATCGGGCGCGAGAACATCCTCCAGCGCCATGGCCACAAGCGACACGTCGTCCGCCAATTGCCCCTCGATCACCAGCCGGCCCTCGTCATCGATGCGCTCGGCAAGCGCCCGCAGCATCAGACCGGCCGTGATCACCGCGCCGTAGCGCCGCAGCGCCTCGGGCACGCTCAGCGCGGCCCTTTCGAGGTTGTCATCCGCCATCAGCCCGCCCTTTCTGCCTTCACCGCCACTTCACCAAGCCTGATCGCGCGAAAGAGCGGCGGCTCGTCGGTTCGCACGATCACGAAACCCAGATCGTCATCCGCCTCGATCGCGTGGGGCACCTCGTCGCCGTCGAGATAGACGGTGAACGTGATCCCCCGTGCCGCCGCAGCCATCGCCGTCTCCGTCGTGTAGCGCGCCATCAGCCGCCCCTTCCGAACCGGATGCCCAGAATGGCGGCGTCGTTGTGCACCGTCTGCACCTTGACCCCCAGCCGCTCGGCCACCTGGGCGGGCCGCAGCCCTTCGGCATGCAGCGCCTTTACCCGGCCCCGGCGGTGATAGGCTGCCTGCGCGTCGGGCCGGTGCCGCGAGGGCCAGCCGAAACTGCGCGACGCGCCGCCCTTCTCGACGGGCACGAGGCCCCGCACCTTGTCGCACCAGCGATACTCCGGCTCGAGCGCCGAGACACCCACGGGCACGCGCGTCACGCGCCCCGCCTGGATCGCCTCGTCGATCAGCCTCTGTTCCTCCGGGCTCAGTCGCGCCATGGCTCGCCTCCGATGGTCAGATGATCGCCGGGGCGGGACTGCCCCACCCGCCCCCGCTGGTCCCGCTCGCGAATGCCCTCCGGTGCTTGCACCACCTTCGGCATGGGTCGGGGACGTCTCGGGCCGGAAGCTCCCGGCCAATTGATCGAGCGCGGGCAGATCATCGCCAGCAGTAGGGCGGCGGCAGTCGGCACTCGGGCCTTCACTGCACCGCGCTGCCGCGCTCGGGGGGCGCGCCCATAGCCGGTAGGGCCAAAGCCTCACCTTGCGGAGTCTCACGACATCACCGTGATTTTCCCGACTACATGACGCGCCGCCGGAAAGCGGCCCGGAAAATCCCCCGGCCCGAAGGCCGGGGGCAGGTGCCACCGCGGGAAACCCGAAAACCCGCGACAGGGAGAAAATCCGACCGGGGCGACAGGGAGGAGGAGCGCCACCCCGGTCCATCCCGGCAAGGGAGGAGGAGATGCCGGAATGTCTCATAGTCTTGCACCAAGCTTTTTGAGCGCCTTGACGATCGGCCCCCGGGTACAGCCCAGGATTTCCGCAACTTCGCGCTGCTTCATGCCCGTGCCAATGTACGGCTTGATCCGCTCGGCAATCGTCCTTTTGCGCCCCTTCGACGGCACAACCTCGCCAATCCAATCACCCTCGACATCGCCCAAATTCCATGCGCGACGGCACGCCCGCATTTCGCGTTCAGCGCTGCGCTTCATGGCTGTCGCAAGGCTTTGTTCGCGATCCGTCACGCCGCCACCCCGCTCGGATCGGGCCACGGCGCATCCGCGTCCGCGCCCGCCTCGACATGGGCGGCGATCTTGTCCTCGATCTCGGGCACGGCGCGCAGCCGGTGCCAGCGCTGCTGCACCTCGGCCACGCCGCGATCCATGTCCGTGGCGATCTCCACGAAATGACGCCCCTCCGCCCGGTCGCGCAGCACGACCAGATCGTCGGCGGGCGACCAGCGCGGATGCAGGATGCAGGACAGCCCGTCCCCGAGGCGCGGCGCGGCAGGAGCCGCCGGGGCCACGCGCGGCACGGCCATCCGCACCGGCCGCGCATCTTCGGCAGGCGCGGCGACGCCATTCGCATGCCCGCTCCGGAAGCGCAGCCCGTCCCGCCGCGCCGCATAGGTGATCGCCGCCGCTGAAAACCCGAGGGCGCGCGCGGCTTCGGTCCTGGTCATCCCCTCGGCGGCGCAGGCCGCGAGCCGCGCCGGATCGATCCTGCGCTGCCCGCCCGTGCCGGGGACAAAATCCAGCCCCTCGGTCTTGGCGATCCGGCTGATCGCGGAATACGACACCCCCAGCCGCCGCGCCGTCTCGGCCTGGCTAAGGCCCTCGGCAGCACAGGCCGCGACCCTCTCGCGCGGGATGGCCGCGCGCCCGCCCTGCTCGATAGTGGTGAACACGATTCCGGCGCTCTGCGCGACCTCGCGCACCCGCTGCCGCGACACGCCCACGCGCCGCGCCGTCGCGGCCTGGCTCAGCCCTTCGGCGGCACAGGCCGCGACCCTCTCGCGCGTCGTGCTCATGCGCCACCCCCGTCGCGGGCCAGCGCCGCGTCGATAGCCGCCTCCGACCAGCCCTCGATCCGCAGCGCGGCGCGGATCTCGGTATCGGTCCGGTTGGGCGCGCGCAGCACCGCGATCCGGCCCCGCAGGCGATGGATGGCGGCGTCCTGCGCCTCGGTCAGCTGCGGCGGCGGGGCCGCAACACCCCGCCCCGCCACGCGCCACGCCCAGGCGGCATGCCACGCATTGGCCAGCAGGAACGCCAGCACCAGCAGCGCCAGCAGACCGGCCCCCAGCAGAACGGACACCAGATCGCTCATCCCCGCCCCCTTTCCAGGCGCTGCCGGGCCTCGATTTCGTCCAGGCGATGCGCCAGCTTGCGCAGCTCGCGCGCCATGCCCGGCTGGATCAGCCCGGAGCAGAGCGGCTTCGGAATGCGCGGCATGTGATCGTCGTGGCGCACCCGGATGCAGAACGTCGCGCCGTCCGTGCCCTCCTCGATCTCGAAGGCGACATGCGCGACCGCGAACCGCTCGCGATTGCGCCACCGGTGCGGGTGACGCGACGTGGCGCGGGTGGAATGCACGCTCATCGCCCCGCCCCCCGCTGCAGCTCGACCCGCCGCCGGGCAAACGCCTCGGCCTCGGCGCGGCCCAGCACCACGCCCCGCGCCGACAGCTCGGCGCTCATCCCGTCCAGTTCCTCGACGCAGGCCACGTCGTCCAGCTTGTCCAGCAGCGTCACGCGGCCCGTGCGCCGCCAGATATCCAGCGCCCGGCTCATGACACCGCCCCGCGCACCGGCACCACGCGAACCTGCGGCGAGACCAGCCGCGCCCGCGCCAGCCGCAGCGCCTGGATGGCCTCGTCGATCTCGACCACGGCCTGCGCGGCGTCGCTGCCCGCGTCCGATTGCTGCGCGGCGAGGATCGCGCTCACCGCCTCGCCCGCTTCCTTCGAGATCGCCCCGGCATGCGACAGGATCGACCCGCGCGCCGTCGCCTCGTCGGGGGCGAGCCGCCGCGCCAACATGCGCGTCACCGGGTGCCGCCCCGCGCCATCCTCGAGCGCGATCACGTCATCGACCGGCCAGCCGAACTGCCCCGACAGCCGCTTGGACAGCGTGCCCTTGCCCACCGACTGACCGGTGCGGGCGTTGATCGCCTCTGCGGCGGCATCCAGACAGCCGTACTGGCCATCGATCAGCGCCGCCATCTGGCTGTTCACGAACCGCCGCAGATCAGCCATGGGCAACCTCGTTTTCTTGGTGGACGGGGAAAAGCGTGCCAAGGTGACGGGGCACAACCGAAAGGAGACGACGATGCGATTTATCCTGAGCGCGGCAATCGCCGCCGCCATGGCGGGGCCGGGGGCCGCGCAGGACGGGCCCGCGCTGCCCGACAGCCCAGAAGCGATCATCGAATGGGTGATCCTCGACATGACCTGCCGCGACATGGCCGCGATACAGGGCCGCGCCGACCAGAGCCGCGCCACGCCGGACACGCTGGCGATCTACGCGGCGCTGATGTACGTGCAGGGATTTGCCAGCGCGCGGGGCGAGTCGGCGGCGGATATCGGAATGGCAGGCACGCTTGCCTGCATGCGGGACCTCGACCGGAACTACCTGAGCGCGATCACGCGGTGAGCAAACACGGAAAAACATCCGATGCGTGACGAAGAAACACCGCGCACCCTTCGACTGATGACCGCGCCCGCGGGCCGATGGCCCGCGCCGGTCCTGATCGACGGTCCGCCGGTCATTTTGCAATACCTGGACTTTCAGGACCGCGAGCGCCGCTGGCGTTGCACCCTGACGCGGGCGAGGCAGGGTGACGCGACCGTGATGATCGAAGTGCTGCGCGAGCAAGAAAGCTACGCGATCCCTCTTAAAATGCACCGAATAACCGGCATCACCGAAGGCGCGACACATTGGCCAGGATATACCTATGTGACCGAGGCGCTCGGGATCAAGGCCGAATGGGCAAGAGGACCGCGCGGATGACCGATGCATCACGCCGCCCCCCGCAAGGGCTGCGCGTGCAGCCGCGCCAACTGGTCCGCCGTCACGGCGAACCCGCGCACCTCGGCGGCCCGCAGGAACGGATAGTGATACCGCGCCGGGATCGACTGCTTTTCGGCCCATTTCTGCACCTGGTGCACCGACAGCGGCACATCCTCGGGCAACTGGTCCCTCAGATCGGCGAACAGCGCGGCCCGCGTGGGCCACAGGCTGATGATGTCCCGGATGCTCGACGGCTCGCTCACGAATATCTCCACATCGACGTTTCTTCGATGCTTATCGACGTTTCTTCGATCCGTCAACGCCCGAAATATCTTCGATAGACGATTTATCGACCAAAATGGTGAAAGTAAGCCCTGACCGAAGCGCACGAGAAGAGAGCGATAATGGACCGGACCAGCCCGTTTCACCCTGAAGCCGTCGGGCGGCGCGTGACCGCGCTGCGCGAACACCACGGCAAGACCAAGGCCGAATTCGCGAAGTCGGTGCAGATCGACGCGACCAGTCTCGGCAACATCGAGCGCGGGAAAAAGCCGCTCAAAGCGGACATGGCCTTCCGGATCGCGGAACGCTGGGGCGTGCCGATGGATTACCTCTATCGCGGCCGCCTGACCGAAATTCCCGAGAGCCTGGCGGACAGCCTCATGAAACACCTCACCACGCGCGACGAATAGGCCCGGTCGATACTGACGCGCATCACACGCGCGCACCAGAACAGGACCCTCTCCTCCAGGTCATACCGCATAGCAACGACTCCCTCAAAAATTGCGCACCCGGAAATTTGCGCCCATGAGTCGCGCCGCGTCAATCGACATTTCTTCGATTATTATTCTTGACACTCGACGTTTTGTCGATATTCACTGGCCCCCATGACCCGCGCCACCCCGGCGCCAGCATGGGAGATTGCCAGATGACCCGCACCGACCCGGCCGCGATGAACCTCGCCCAGGCCATGCGCCGCATCGCCATCGGTCGCCTCGAAAGGGCGGTCGCCGCCTCCGAAGAGGCGATCCGCCGCGATCCGCTCGGCACCACGCCCCGCCCCGAGACCGCCAGCGTCTCCGAGCGCTGCGACCACGGCACCCTCACCTGCACCGCCACCTTCGGCCACGTCACCCGCGAGGGCGAGCAGCTTTTCATCACCGTGTTCGATCTCGACGGCACCGTGATCAACACCTGCGACGCCGAGCGCGTCCTGATGGGCGAGGGGCTGGCGGCATGAAACGCGAGAACCTGATCCCCGACCGCGACACGGAGTGCCGCGTGCTGGCCCTGCTGCAATGCACCCACGCGATGGTGATGGAAACCGACCGCCTCGCGGGCATCATCGCCGAAGAACTCGGCATCGACCCCATGAGCGACGTCATCACCGAGGCGGTGTTCAATGCGCAGGACCCGGCCACGGCGCTAATGTTTCTGCGCGGCGACCTGCCCACGGCCGGGAGGGCGCACGCATGACCCTGCACCGCGCCCTCCACACGCCCCGCCCCCGCTGCATCATCGACGGCGAGGATTGCATCTGGATCGCCGGGCACTGGACCGCGCTCGCCGACCTGCGCGCCCGGCTCGAGGCCCGCGAGGCGGGCGCGATCCGCGCCACCCGCGCCGGTCGCCGCACCGAGGCCGCGCTTTGCCGCGCCGACGCCGACCACATCCGCACCATTCTCAAGGAGGCCGACATGACCCCCACGACCATGCACGACCCGCTCACCGCTTTTCTGCACCGCACCGAGGGGCTGGGCCCCGACGAGCTGCACGACGCCTTCGCGACCGAGGTGATCGAGCAGGGCGGCACATGGCTCGCCCCCGGCGAGGCGCACGGGCTGCGCGACACCTCGCACCTGGTCGAGATCGCGCTGCACGGCATCACCGGGCGCGGCACGTCCGAGGCGCAGGCCATCGACGACTGGCGCGCCGCCGCCCGCCGCACCCTCACCGACGCGGAGGGTTGAGCGATGACCATGCACACCCCCGGCCTCGCCGATTGCATCGCCCTCGTGACCGACCCGGCCCGCGCCGCGGCGCGCCCCGGTGCCCGCGCCATGGCTTGGGCAGCCCTGAAACAGGGGCGCGGCCAGACCCACCGCCTCGACAGGCTCGCCCCTCCGCCCGCATCCGTCTGCGATCTCGAGGCCCGCCTCGCCGCAACCGAGCCCCAGCGCCTCGCCCGCATCCGCGCCCGCGCGGCGCAGCACGGCATCACCCCCACCGGAGGAGACGCGGCATGACCGACACCGCCCGCATGACCCTGAGCTACACCGACGAGAACGGCCAGACCGTGACCACGCCAGAGTTTACCGGGCGCGACCTGCAACGCGCGGCCGAGGCGGCGCGCAACGTCACGCCGATGAAACCCGATGCCGAATTCGACGCGGCCCGCGACAAGGCCTACCGCGTCACCGCAGACGAGCTGCGCCAGTTCATCGAGCGGTTCGAGCGGCTGGAGGCCGAGAAGAAGGGCATCGCCGACCAGCAGAAGGAGGTGATGGCCGAGGCCAAGGCGCGCGGCTACGACACCAAGGTGATGCGCAAGGTGATCGCGCTGCGCAAGCGCGACCGCGACGACATCGCCGAGGAAGAGGCGGTGCTCGAGATGTACAAGGAAGCGCTGGGGATGAATTCATGACCTTCCAGTCCCCGATCACCACCCCTGCCACCAGCATCCCGGCCAGCGAACTGCGCCGCGTGCTGCCGATCCTGACTCGCGTGGTCGAGCGCCGCTCGACCATTCCCGTCCTGCACACGATCCGCCTGACCGCCACCGCCGGGGCCGACACGCTGCGCCTCATCGCCACCGATCTGGATATTGAGATCAAGGCGCGGATCGAAACCATCACGGACCAGGACGTTGACCTCTGCATCCCCGCCCCGGTGTTTCACATGGCGCGCGACGGCGACACGCTCCACCTTGCCTGCGGCGAGATCGCGGCGCGTATGCGCCTCGGCGCGCCGCCGGAGGATTTCCCGATGATGGCATGTCCCGGCCTTGACGACGCGCCAGGCATCACCCTGTCGGAATCGGCGCTGCACCGCCTGTTGCGCCTCGCACGGCACTGCGTCTCGACCAAGGAGACGCGCTATTACCTGAAAGGCGTGTTCCTGACCTCCCATCCCGAACGCGGCACCCTGCGCGCCGTCGCGACCGACGGGCACCGGCTGGCGATGATCGACGACGACACGGCCCTGCCCGAGGGGTGGCCCAGCATGATCGTTCCGCGCCGCGCCGCCGACATCCTGCTGGCAATGACCAATCCGCAGGGCAACGCCGAGGTGACGCTACAGGCCACCGACACCCGGCTGCGCGCGGTGCGCGACGGGATGACCGTCACCACCAAGCTGATCGACGGCACCTTTCCCGACTACACCCGCGTGATTCCGAAGGCCGAGGCAACCTGCCGCGCCACGCTCAACCGCGCCGGGATCGCCCGCCTCGACCGTGCCTACCGGGCGGTCGCGGGAAAAACTATGGGCCGCGCCGCGAAACTTGACCCCGAGGCCGGGCAGATGATCATGACCGGCCCCGACGCGCGCGTTACCGCGCCTCTCACGATCGACGGCGACCATGCCATCGGCTTCAACGCGGCCTACCTGTCCGAGCAGACCCGCATCACCCCGACGATCCGAATCCGCTGGGCCAACGGCAGCGACCCGGCGATCATCGAGGCGGTGGACGAGATGGACCATCCCGAGCGCGACGCGCGCTGGATCCTCATGCCGATGAGGGTATGACATGCCCCCGCACCGCTGCACCGCCTGCGGCAACCCCAAGCGCGTCGACGGCTTTCGCGCCTGCCCTGGCTGCCGGGCCGAATGGCGGCGCTACAGCCGCAAGCCCGGCGGGCCCGCCGAGACCATCGAGGCGCTGCGCCAGGACAACGAACGCCTGCGCCAGCAGAACGCCCGCCTCCGCGCCCGCCTCGCCCACACCACGAAAACGGAGACCTGAGACATGGCAAACGACCTCGACGACCTGAACACGCACCTGTTTGACGCCATGCGCCGCCTCAACAGCGACACCATGAAACCCGACGACATCGAGGCCGAGGCGAAACGCGCCGCGGCCGTCGTGGATCTGGCCGACCAGATCATCGAGGGGCAGAAGCTACGCCTCAACGCGGCGCGCCTCTTTGCCGAGCATGGCCGCGCCGTCCTGCCCATGCTGCCGCGCATCGGCGGCGGCAGCGGCGCGGGCCAGCCCTCGACCGCAGGCGCGATCGCACAGGACCGGGACGCGGGGGAATGAAGGGCCGCGCGATCCGCTACACCGACGACGAGCTCGCCTGGATCGAGGCACACGCCCACCTGCCCAGGCGCGAGATGCACGCGCGGTTCGTCGCGCGCTTCGACCGGCCGGTGATCAGCCAGGCCAACCTTGCGTCGCTCTGCAAGCGCAAGGGCTGGCTTACGGGCCGCACCGGGCGGTTCCAGGCCGGGCAGCCCAGCTGGAACAAGGGGCGCGAGATGCCTTCGCACCCCAACTCCCGACGCACCCAATTCAAACCCGGCGGCGTGCCGCACACCTTTCGCGGGCCGGGCCACGAGTCGATCTGCAAGGACGGCTATGTCTGGATCATCGTGGCCGAGCGCAACCCCCACACCGGAGCCGCCACCCGCCGCGTGATGAAGCACCGCCGCCTCTGGGAGCAGCGCCACGGCCCGCTGCCCGAGGGCCATTGCCTAAAATGCCTGGACGGCGACAAGACGAACACCGACCCCGAGAACTGGGCCTGCGTGCCCCGCGCCCTGCTGCCCCGCCTCAACGGCCGCTTCGGGCGCGATTACGACAGCGCCCCGGCCGAGCTCAAGCCCCTCATCCTGCAGATCGCCCGCTTGGAACACGCCGCCCGCACGCGCCGCCAGGCCAAAACGAGGAAGGCGAAATGAGCGACGAATACGAATGGGGGCCGTGGATGCAACACGCCCAAGGCGCTCAGCCCGTTCCCAACGGAACGATGGTGCAGGCCGAAATGGGCTACATCGACAGTGGAGACTTCATAGGCCCACTGCGGGCTGAAGATTTCGATTGGTGTTGCTACGGCGACCCTATCGCAGCCTACCGCGTCCGCAAGCCCCGCGCCCTGCGCCAACTCCGCGAACTGGTCGAGAACCTGCCCGCGCCTGAGCGGGAGCGCGAACGGGACGCCACCTAATGCGCCTGCACCTCCATCGCCCCTGCCGCTTGGCCCTCGGGACCGCGCCGCACATCGGCTACCGGCGGATAGCGCCATGACGGGCCGTATTGTCTCATGGTTTTCTTGCGGCATTCCGAGCGCCGTCGCGACGAAGTTGGCCATCGCCAGCGGTGCAGATGTGACGATCTACAACTGCGAACTCAAGGAGGAACACCCCGACAATAAACGGTTTCTGAAAGACTGCGAAGAATGGTTCGGGCAAGAGATTATTCAAGTCGGCAATGATGAATATGGCCGGTCTGCTGATAGAGTGTTTCGGGACACGCGCTTTCTCGTAGGACCAAAAGGTGCGCGATGCACGGCAGAATTAAAGAAAGCCGTTCGGTGGGAATATGGAAGGCCAGACGATGTAATCGTGATGGGCTACACGTCAGAAGAAAAACACCGTGTTGATCGACTGCTAAAATCAGAACCACTTTTGCAGATGTGGCCAATTCTGATCGACCGCGACATGAGCCGAGAAGATTGCATGGCAGTTTTCGCCCGCACAGGAATTGAACTGCCCGAGATGTATCGGTTGGGCTACCGAAACAATAACTGCATAGGCTGTGTAAAAGGTCAGGCTGGGTATTGGAATAAGATACGCCGCGACTTTCCAGACCGATTTTCGGAAATGGCCCGCATTGAGCGCGAGTTAGGACGGCAAATCTGCAAGCGCGAGTGGAATGATGATAACGGGCAGCGCCAATTAGAGCGCATTTATCTTGATGAGTTGCCGCCCGACCTCGGCTCTTACGAAGCCGAGCCAGAAGCGCAGTGCGGAATATTCTGCATGTTGGCTGAGGCGGACATAGATAGCGCAGATCGGCCCGGTGGTGGTGATGTGGGGGCGGATGACGAGTGACGAAATCAAGGAATGGGAAAGGAACGGGAATGACTGACGAGACAGACATGAGCCGCGAGGCGTGGATTGAAGATGCCTGCAAAATCTTTGACGATCACGCTGAAAGCCTTGGTTGGAGCAGGCATATCTATTCGGATCACCTCCGCGCCCTTCTCGCCCGCATTGAGCGCCTAAATAGGCTGGTCGAGATCGGCGACGTGCGCTGTGAGCAATGCGCCGCCCCGGCAACCACGCTCGACGGATACGGAGACCCGGCGTGCGAAGCGTGCTGCGATGCAGGGCCGGATATGGAGGACACGGAATGACTGACGAGACAGACATGAGCCGCGAGGCGGTGCTGGCGCACCTTGACCTCGATCAGAACCACGAGGCCGGGCTGATACCAGAAGCCACTCAGGCGATGATCCGCGCCGTCGCCGCCCGCCTGGACGAGCTGGAGGCAGATCACCGCCTTTCAATCGGAAAGGTCTACGCAGAGCGCGCCCGCGCCGAGGCCGCAGAGGCGTCAGACGCGGAAAGCATCGCGATGTATCGCAGGGCGCGTGACCGAGCCGAGGCCGCAGATGCGGAATTGCACAACGAGCGCGCCCGCGTCCTGGCGCTCGAAAGCGAGGTGGCCGCGCTCACTGAAACCCACAGGTCCGACATGGAGTCGGGGGCTGCGCTGGACGCCAAGGTGACGGCGGCGCGGGAGGCTATCCTTTGGGCGCTTGGTGAGACCGAAGAGTTCCCCGCAAGGGAGAGCGGAGACGGCGCATTTTGGTGGAGAAACGAGTTGCGTCGGCGCGCCTCGACCCTTCTCGACGCAGACGCCCCCGCCCGCCCCGCGCCTGTGACGGATCGCGGCAAGATGGTGCGGCCTGTCGAGGGACAGACGATGTGCGGCGGGTATCCGACAGGCGGCATGTATGGCGAATACACCCCAATCACAGTGCGCTCGGAGTCGATCCCGGATAACGAGCCCGCCCGCCCCGAGCCTGTGACGGTGGAGGATGGTGTTTCTGCTATTGCTGCCGAGCGCCAGCGCCAGAAGGACGTGGAAGGCTGGACGCCAGAGCACGACGACAGACATGACCGCGACGAGCTTTCAGCGGCAGCGGCGTGCTACGCCTATTTTGGCTGGGTGCGCCCCTCGTCTGGGGCGGCACCTACTGAATGGCCGTGGGATGATGGTTGGTGGAAGCCGAAAAGCCGCCGGGCTGACCTTGTTCGCGCCGGGGCGCTAATAGCCGCTGAGATCGACCGGCTGGATCGCGCTCTGGCAGGGGAGAAGGGTGATGGGTGAAGATACCGAGCGCGAAATTGAATGGCCGCGCGAAATCTGGCTGGAAGAACTGGACGAGCACCACAACGGCAGGGGGTATGTCGTTCTCTCGCAAGCTGCAACGATCATGCGCCACGAGGGCGACCTTTCGCGTGACTGCGAATTTCAGCGGTATGTTGATGGCGACATTCACGAAAGCGCCGAGAAATACTGGCAATCCCGGATTGAGGCGCTGACCGCCGAGCGAGACGCCGCCTACCTCGCAGGCGTGAAGGCGGGGCTGAAAGCGGCGGGGGAAATGGCAAAAGACACGCAGCCGATCATTTGCGCGGTTTGTGGGCTTTCTCGGGCACTACCCCACCACAATCACGGTTTTGTCCCGGCAACGCTGGTAGACGTGGCAAGCAACATCCGCGCCCTCGACCCCGTCGCCATCGCACGGGCGGCGCAGAAGGAAGGGGGTGAGTGATGAGCGTTGAAGAGATTAACCGAGGTAAGCGCGAAACCCGCAAGCCGCACCAATGCTATGACTGCTATACTATCATCCCGAAAGGCACTGAGGCCGCGTTTTTCACCGGCAAAATGGATGGTCGCGTTTATACCCTGTATTTTCACCAAGATTGTCAGAGGGCGGGAGATTTCTACAGAGCCGATCTGGATTGGCGCGACTATTGGGATGGGGTGCCTCCGCTGATGGACGAAATCAATGATACTGGAGAAGCGGAGTCCGAGCATGCACGCCTACGTGGACACTTTCCGCATGTCGTCTGCCGCCTTGAGCTTCACGAACAAAAGTCAGGGATTCGGCTCGGAGAAACGCCATGTTCCTAATGCCCGCCCCCACCTGCCCGGACTGCCACGGCACCGGCACGATCAGCCGCCCCTATCTGAGCGGCCTGACAGACGAAAAGACCGGCGAGGAATACGACCTGCATACCGTGACGCCGTGCGGGTGCGGGGAGAAGCAAGAGACAGAAGGAGGGGCGCCGTGAAACCGCTACCTGACAAGGCACTATCCATTCGCCAGCCGTGGGCATGGGCCATTCTCTTCGCAGGGAAGGACATCGAGAATCGCTCGTGGCAAGCTGTCAACCATGGCCTCAATCAGCGAGGCAGGATTGCTATCCACGCCTCATCTGGCCTTGGGAGGCAAGAGTATGCAGACGTGGTGGCCCTCATGGCCGTCATGGGTGTGATTTGCCCACCAGCCATCGAATTGCTGCGCGGCGGAATTGTCGGGTCTGTCGAGATTGTCGATGTGGTCAAGCGAAGCGATAGCCCGTGGTTTTTTGGCCCGCGCGGTCTTGTGCTGCGGAATCCTGAGCCCTGCGATTTTATTCCGGTGAAAGGCTGCCTAGGCTTTTTTAACTGGCGCGATCATCTAACCGATGATGTTCCGCAGCCCGCGCCATGGATGAAGCAAACCGCAAAGCCGAAGCGAGCGCCCACCCCTGAAATGGCCTCTGGCGACCTTTTCGCCCCGAAGGACTGACCATGCCCGCCGCCCGCCACCTCGCAACACCGCCGCCGCTCACGCCCGACATGCTGGCCGAGCGGTGGCATTGCAGCGCTGAGACCATACGCCAGATGGTCAAGGCGGGGGACTTGCGCGGCTTCCGGGTCGGGCGCATGATCCGAATCCCGGTGGACGCGGTGGAGGAATACGAATGCCAGACCTCACAATCGGACGGCTCAGGGGCGGATATTCCGTGTCATGGACAGACCCCGAGACCGGAAAACGGCGGCGCTATCAGCTTGCGGCACGCAGCCGAAAGGAAGCGGAATCAGAGGCGCGCGACCGATATGTAAGGGAGACCAAGCCGCGCGGGCCGCTGACCTGTAAGGCGATCTGGGCCGCCTATATCGACCACCTCGGCGCAAAGCCCACGGCCAAGACGATGCGATACACCGGGCGCGCGGTGCTGGCCCATTTCGGCGCGCTGCGCCCCGACCAGATCACGACCGAGGATTGCCGCGACTATGCTGCCGCCAGGATTACCGCCGGTCGCAGGATAGGCTCGATCCACACCGAACTCGGGCACCTGCGGAGCGCCCTACGCTGGGCCGCCAAACACCGCCTGATCGGCCATTGCCCTCACATCGAAATGCCACCAAAGCCCGATAGCGACGTGCAGCCCCTTTCGGACGCTGAGATACGGGCGCTGCTGGACGGGTGTCGTGCGCCGCATGTCAGGCTCGCCGTGATCCTGCTGCTGGCCACGGGCGCGCGCGTCGGGGCCGTGCTTGATCTGACGTGGGATCGCGTGGACTTTGAGCGCGGCGTGATCGACCTGCGCCTGCCGGATGGCCTGACGCGCAAGGGCCGCGCTGTGGTGCCCATGAACCGCATGGCCCGCGCGGCGCTGGAAAGCGCCGTTGAGGCGCGGCTGACAGATCATGTCGTGGAGTGGGGAGGGAAGCGGGTGCGCTCGATCCGCAACGGCTACCGGGCCGCGCTAGAGCGCGCTGGAATGCAGGGTATACACATTCACCAGATACGGCATTCGGTTGCCGTGCGGATGCTTGCCGCAGGGCAGAGCATCGAGGCGGTGGCGCAATATCTCGGCCACTCGAACACCGCGATCACGTATCGGACCTATGCCCGGTTTTTGCCGGAGCATCTGTCGGATGCGGCGGAAATCTTGAACTTTGACAACGTAAGGAAGGCGAAATGA